CTGGGTTCTGAAGGAGAAATCCAACGAGCTCAGCCGGATCACCATACTGCTGAATCGTACGAGAGAAGAAGTCGCCAAAGAATATGTCACCAAGGTCGAGGTGCACGCTGACATTAACCGGGTAATGACCCGGCTGGAAGTCTTGGACGCGAAGCTAGATCGGCTGATCGAGGGCTATCACTCAGATAGGAGCATAAAATGAGTAAGTCTCTAAAATACGTGTCAGACTTCCAGTTCCCCAGCGAGTGCGGGTTCACTGGATCGACTGGCAAGACGATGGTCAAAGGCTATGCACGCGGCGGTCACACCGACGTGGCCAAGGACAAGGCCATGATCAGTGCCGCCATGAAAAAAGACATGGCGCAGGACAAGGCTATGGTGAAAACCGCCGTCCACAAGCATGAAAAGAGCATGCACAAGGGCGAGCCTCTGACCAAGATGGCCATGGGCGGCGCGGCTAAGGCCAAGGACGCGATGCGCAATGAGCGCGCTGAGATGTCCCGCATCAAGCAGGAAACCCGCAGCGAGCGTAAGGATGCAGGCGAGGAGATGTCGCGCGTCCGCAAGGAGATGCGTTACGACGAGGCCAAGCTGAAGAGCGACATGCCGATGCGTAAGCAGTATCCGACCAACCGCAGCGAGCCGATGATCAAGGCGATGGCGGGCGGCATGATACGGGACAAGAGCAAGCTTGGCATCGAGGGGAACAAAAACCCCGGCGAGACCAAGATGCACACGGCCCCCGATCTTCCCGGCCCGAAGACCATGATGAAGCGCGGCGGCATGACCCCGAAGCAGGAAGCCAAGGTCGGCAAGGTCATGGGTGAGTTCAAGGCTGGCGAGCTGCACTCGGGCAGCAAGTCTGGCCCGATGGTCAAAAGCCGCAAGCAGGCCATCGCCATTGCCATGTCCGAGGCGGGCAAGAAAAAGAAGTGACTTTCTCTTTCAGGGGGGTTGGTCTATAATTCCCCTGAACAAACTCCCGAGGCGTGCTGAACCAGCGGCCAGCTTTGATCACGCAGCGGAGACAGTATGGCCTATTCCGGGAATGTGAGCGGCACGACGTTTAACGCTCTGAAGGTGGTAGATCACGCCTTCAGACGCTGTCGTTTGCCCGCTCAGGCCATCACCGCCGAGATGCAAACCTACGCGCTCGACTCGCTGTACCTGATGCTTTCTGAGCTTGCCAACATCAGGACGCCCAGCTGGTGCATCGAGCAACTCATCCTTCCCATGTATGAGAACCAGCCGCTGATCACGCTGCCGCCGGGCACCGTCGAGGTCTTGAACCTGAACTACCGCGTGCTGCAGCTGCTCAGTGGGGCTTCGGTCACCACGTCCACCAGCTACACCGTCAACTTCACCACGCAGACGGTGGTGAACACGGTCGGCATCAAGTGGTCGGCGGCTGCCGTGCCCGTCAACTTCCAAGTCAGCACAAATGGCTCGTCGTGGACGACCGTGGGGACATCAAGTGTCACGGCATCGGCTGGCGATATTACGTGGACCGACATCAGCGGCGCTCTGGCCTATGCCTATTTCCGGATCGTGGCGACCAGTGGCACCCTGAATTTTTCTGCGATTACGCTGGGCAACCTGCCGCAGCAAATCCCGCTCGGCCAGCTAAACCGCGACTCGTATGTGAACCAGTCGAACCTGCAGTTCCCCGGTCGCCCGAGCAACTACTACTTCCAGCGCGACCTGCCGGAGCCTGTGGTCTATCTTTGGCCCGCGCCGTTCTCGGCTGCAGAGCAAGCGCAGCTGATCCTGTGGCGTCACCGCCAGATCATGGACACCGAGAACCTGCAGCAGGAGGTCGAGGTACCGCAGCGCTGGCTGCAGGCCATCGTCGATGGTCTGGCCAGCAAGGTCGCCGCCGAGACGCCGCAGGTTGACGCAGCCTTGATGCCTCTCTTGGAGCAGCGTGCGGCTGTGAGCATGCAGCGTGCGTGGGACGGCGACAATGACGGCTCGCCAATCCAGATTAACCCCGGCATTAGGGCGTACACCGCATGAGCAATTCGCTGTACCTAGACCCTACTGGACAGCCGACATACGGTATCGGAATTTGCGGACGCTGCTCGCGCAAGTTTTTTCTTTCCGAACTGGCGCCGGACCCGAACTATCCGGGGCTGATGGTCTGCCGGGAAGATCGCGACCAATACGACCCATACCGACTCGCCCCTCGCCCACCGGACCAGATCGTGCTCCCGTTTGTACGCCCCGACACGCCGATCAACACCCGCCCCGCCGGGTTGATCCAAGAGCAAGGCAACGAGTTCATCATCACGGAAGATGGTGACGGATACTTGGAGCTATAAATGTCAGACGTACCCAGCAATCTGATCCCAACCCGCGTCACGCAGCTCCCCGTCGCCCCCGTGGCCGACGAAAACTCGCTGATGATGATCGTCTATCAGGGCAACAACTACCAAATCCGGGTGGGTGACCTGCTGAGCGTGGCGGGCGTGCCGACGTCGCGGCAGGTGATCGCTGGCACGGGCCTACAGGGTGGCGGGCAACTGTCGTCCAACGTCACGCTGTCGATCGCCAACGGTGGCGTAGGCTCGGTGCAGCTCGCATCGTCCGGGGTGACGCCGGGCTCCTATGGTTCGGCCACTGAAATCCCTGTCCTGACCGTCGACACCACGGGCCGCGTGGTGGCCGCCACGACCATCGCCGCGTCAATCAGCGGCTATGTCCCGGACAGCCGTCAGGTCATCGCCGGGACGGGCCTGAGTGGTGGCGGCGCTCTCACTGGTAACGTCACCCTGACGGCCAATCTGAGCAATGCGACGCCTCTGGCTGTTGACACCACCGGCTCTGCGGGCGTCTCGACCGACATGTCCCGCGCCGACCACTCGCACCCGGCCATCGACCTCGCGGATGATGACCAAGTGGACGGCCTGCTCGGACTTGATAACGGCGGCACGGCACGCAGCATTGTACCTGACGAGGGCGCGATCATCTGGTGCGGCGCTGATGGCCTGTATGTCGGCCCGGTTGGCACTGCGGGTCAGGTTCTGGTTTCGAACGGCACCGGGGAGTACACGTGGGGCTCCGCGCTTCTGGTCGTGGATCAGCCCGCCAACGTCATCTACGCGGGCCCTGCGGCTGGCCCTGACGCCCCCACGGCATTCCGCGCCATGGTCAACGCCGACCTGCCGAACTCTGGCGTCTCGGCAAACACCTACGGCTCGTCCACCGCGATCCCGGTCATCACGGTCAACGCCAAGGGCGTCATTACCAACGTGACCACGGCGGTTTCTGGGTCCGTGACTTCGGTGAACGGGCAGACGGGCGTCGTGGTTTTGACTGCGTCTGATGTCGGTGCACCATCAACGTCAGGCACGGGTGCCACCGGCACGTGGGGCATCAGCGTCAGCGGCAATGCGGCGACCGCGACCAACGTGGCGGGCGGCGCGGCCAACAAGATCGTCTACAACACTGGATCAAACACCAGCGCCTTCATTGACGCGCCGACAGTCTCCGCCACGTTCCTAAAGTGGACAGGCTCTGCCTTCACTTGGGACACGGCGGGCGCGGGCACCGTGACATCTGTCGACGTCTCTGGCGGCACCACGGGCCTCACGACATCTGGCGGCCCGATCACCTCTTCGGGCACGATCACGATCGCTGGCACGCTTGCTGTGGCCAATGGCGGCACCGGGGCTACGGATGCGAGCACAGCCCGCACCAACCTCGGAGCGGCTGCCTCTGGCGCGAATGCCGACATCACCTCCATGACCGGCGTCACGGGCGGCATCAGCTCGCCGGACTTTATCCAATTCGACACCACGGCCACCGTGACGGACGCCACCGGGCGCCTTTATTACGACGACGCCGACATGTTCCAGACGCTGGCGTTCCAGATGAACGGCGCCGTGATCCAGCACGTCGGCGAGGAGATGTACTACCGCGTCAAGCTGTCGGCTGGTGCGACCAAGGGCCAAGTGCTCATGTTCACGGGCACGCTGGGCGCAAGCGGAGGATTGACGGCTGCGCCTGCCACGGGCCTCTTGCCGGAGCAGTCCAGCTACATCCTCGGCATCGCTATGGAGACAGGGATCACCAACGACTGGATCACTGTCGTTGAGTTCGGCGAGATCAAGGGCATTAACACCACGGGCGGCGCTGAGGTTTGGGTTCAGGGCGACGTGCTTTACTACAACCCGGCTGTCACGGGCGGCCTGACCAAGACGAAGCCGAACACCCCGAATGCCATCGCCCTTATGGCCGCTGTCGTCTACGCGCATGCCTCCAACGGCATCCTGTTCGTGCGTCCAACTTTCGGCTCGGTTTTGGGTGGCACCGACGGCAACGTGCAGTTCACCTCGCTGACGGGCGGCGATGTCATCGTCTACGACAGCGTCGATTCGCGCTGGGAAAACCGGACGCAATCCACGCTCGCCGTGGGGACAGCCACCAACCTTGCAGGCGGCGCGGCCAGCCAAATCCCGTATCAGACCGGCGCCGGTGCGACGACGTTCTTGGCCAATGGCACGGCTGGGCAGGTGTTGCTGTCGAATGGTGCGAGCGCGCCGAGCTGGGGCGGACTGGATGGGGGGACGTTTTGATGAATAAGCTATCGCGTTGCCCTGAATTTAAGGGCATAATGCCCGCCAACAACCCTGAAAAGAGGTAACAGCAATGCCGCAGACCGGATACACTCCGATTCAGCTGTACCGCAGCACCACGTCAGGTGCCGCGCCTTCCGCTGGCAACCTGAACCCCGGCGAACTCGCGATCAACATCAATGATGCCGACATGGCCATCTACGCAGAGAATGCGTCGGGGACGGTTAAGAGCATCATCAACAACCCGGCGGGCCTTAAATATCCGACAGCAGACGGAACCGCAGGCCAAGTCGTCAGCACGGATGGCTCGGGCAACCTGACATTCACAACGCCGTCTGCGGGCATCTCAGCTGGCAAGGCAATCGCCTTCACCTTGATTTTTGGATAAGGAGATAAACTGTGGCAGCCCCGAATATCGTCAACGTCACCTCAATCATCGGCAAGTCCGCCGTGATTGACCTGACTTCCACCAGCGCCACGTCTGTGTTGAGCAACGCGGCGTCATCCAACAAGGTCTTCAAGATTGAGTCGCTGATCGTGGCCAACGTGGACGGCACCAACGCCGCCGACATCACGATCAACTACTACACCGCTGCGGCTCTTGGCGGCACGGCCTCGCAGATCGTGAGCACGGTCTCGGTTCCGGCTGACTCCTCGCTCGTGGTCATCGACCGGAACACCTCGATTTATCTTGAGGAAGACAAGTCGATCGGTGCGACGGCGGGTTCCGCAAACGACCTCAAGGTGATAATCTCCTACGAGGACATTTCGTGACGTTAGGAGGCTAGTATGGCTACGTCCCAAGGCGGCTACGTCGACGGCGGCTTTGACCTTCTGAAAGCCCCCGACGCCCCGACCATCACGTCTGTCACGAACGGCATCGGAACCATGTCTGTGGCATTCACTGCGCCCGCCAACCCCGGCGGAAGCGCGGTCACGGGCTATACGGTCACGGCGGTCAACGAAAGCACCGGGGCATCGGTCGGCGCGACGGGGTCAGCGTCTCCGATTAGCATTTCCGCAAGCAGCGGCACCTTCAAAGTTCGTGCTGCGGCGTCCAACATTTATGGGCCGGGGCGCGTTTCGGCGTTCAATACGGGGAATGTGGTACAGTATTCGGGAGCCAGTCTTTGGGGGTGGGGAGTAAACACCGTCGGTGGTCAGATTGGGGACAACACCATCATCAACCGCTCTAGCCCCGTTCAGGTGGGTGCACTTACAAACTGGTCTCAGGTCTCCGCCTCTAAATACACATCTGGCGCGGTAAAGACCGACGGCACCTTGTGGGCGTGGGGTTACAACGGTGAAGGACAACTTGGTCAAAACGACCGCGTCAATCGTTCCAGCCCTGTTCAGGTAGGTTCTCTGACCAATTGGTTGTTTGTCGCGGCGGGTTACGCGACGTTTGCGGTAAAGACCGACGGCACCTTGTGGGCGTGGGGTTGGAACAGCCAAGGTCAACTTGGACAAAACAACCGCGTCAATCGTTCCAGCCCCGTTCAAATTGGCGCACTGACAAACTGGTCTTTAGTGTCCTCCAATAACAGTGAGCAAGCAGCTGCCGTAAAAACTGACGGAACTTTGTGGGCGTGGGGCTCTAACACTAGCGGACAACTCGGAGACGGCACCGTAGTGCCACGCTCCAGCCCGGTTCAGATTGGTGTACTCACAAACTGGATGCATGTCTCTACCTCTAGAGACAGAACAGCAGCAGTGAAAACCGAGGGAAGTTTGTGGGTGTGGGGCACAAACTATCGCGGAGCTCTTGGGCTTAATCTTCCAGTATCTACGCTTCGTTCTAGTCCAGTTCAGGTTGGGTCTTTAACGAATTGGTCTAAAGTTTCTATGGGTTTTTCTCATGCCGTCGCAAAAAAGACAGATGGAACTCTTTGGTCTTGGGGCGACAATGCCAATGGAGGGCTTGGCGATGGGACTGTTATTCTAAAGTCTAGCCCCGTACAGATCGGCGCACTTACGAACTGGCTGCAGGCTTCAGCAGGTCGTGATTTTTGTTCTGCCGTTAAAGCAGACGGCACGCTATGGTCTTGGGGGTCTGCTTCAGGCGGCAGAACCGGCCAAAACAACAACATTTACCGTTCAAGTCCTGTCCAAGTGGGCGCGCTCACAAACTGGGTTCAGGTTTCTACCAGCAACGCCGCAACCCTCGCCCTCTACGGAGTAACCTAAATGCCGAATTTCTCCGCAAAATGGGGCTTGATGGAGCAACTGCAGGCCGTGGCCGCAGGGACGTGGACGGGGTTGCCGACGTTCGCGTTGTATGCGTGGGGGGCTAACGACTACGGGCAGTTGGGCATTTACGGAGCGCAGCCTCGCTCCAGCCCAGTTCAAGTCGGCTCTTTAACTGATTGGTACTGGGCGAAGATATCCGCTACCGCATACAGTGTCAGAAGCGCATTGGCCCTCAAAACTGACAACACATTGTGGGCTTGGGGGGAAAATGCTAATGGACAAGTCGGTGACGGGACAATTATTTCTCGCTCTTCTCCTGTCCAGATCGGCTTGCTTTCGGACTGGTCTTCGGTGTCAGCCGGAAGAACTTCCGGTGCTATAAAAACCAACGGAACTCTGTGGGCTTGGGGTTTTGGAACTTTTGGTTCGATTGGTGACGGGGCGAGCGTGTCTAGGTCAAGTCCCGTTCAGATCGGCGCACTGACAAACTGGGCTTCTGTCGCCACTGCCGCTAGCTCTACGGCGTCTATAAAAACTGATGGTACGTTGTGGACGTGGGGTGCCAATGACTACGGTCAGTTGGGCAGGAATAACGTGGCTAGTGTGGGCAGCCCTGTTCAGATTGGCGCGCTGACAAACTGGTCTTCGATTTCGGTAACCTCAAACGCCATGGTTTCAGTTAAAACTAACGGGACATTGTGGACTTGGGGCCGGAACACCGATGGC